GCCGTTTTCTAGGGCCATTATGTGAGCACATTTGTGCTCTTGCGGTATTTCAGAATGTTCCGTATTGAGTATATTAGTCTCTGGATGCGCCCAGTCAACCGTAAAAAGATATTGACCAGGATAAAATTTTTTATCTTTTCCTCTATATTTTCCGTCTACACCAGCCAGCCAATCAAAGCAATGAACGCTAGGCCAATAACTAAAACAATTCCACAATTCCAACTGGTCAACTGACATATCCGGCACTTCGGCTCTAGAAAAACGTTTTTGGAAAAACGCTGATATAGGCAAACGCCAATAGCACGCACCGTTGGGTAACATGATATTAAACAACAACGCACGCCCTGATATGCTCGTAATACCAAAAGCAACACAATCTTTTTCACCTTTCTTAGACATGTCCATGTCGTATAAATACTCGGTCCTAACCTTGCAGTAAATGGGTGGAATATTTGCGTTAAGATATGCCATATTTTACTTCTCCAACTTGTAAATATTATCATCCAAATATATCTCCCCAGGTTTTTCCTGACTCATAATCTACTTTATTTGGAATAGATAGTGTAACAGCATTTTCCATTATCTCAATAATCTTTTTTGCTTGTTCTTCTGATTCAACAGAAATATCTAATTCATCATGAATTTGAATATGAGGTATAATTCCTTCTTGATATAAATCTAACATAGCTTTTTTAGTCATATCAGCAGCGGAACCTTGTATAAGTTTGTTTAAAGCTTTGTAAGTAAATGCTCTTTTAATTCTTCCTCTTCCATAAGTTCTTTCAGCTTCCTCTAAAGTCATAGGAGTATGCATACCAAAAGTATTAGGTTCCCATTTATTAAATCTACACTTTCGTCCTAACAAAGTACCAATGGACCCCGATGTTTGAGCATGAGCTGATGTACGATTCATCAGCTCACGAACGAAAGGAACATTATTATGGTATTGATTAAACAAATTTTCAGCTTCAGCTTTAGTTGATAAACCAAGTTCAGCTTGAAGTTTTGCTTTACCCATTCCATAAAATAAACCCAAGTTAATTGTTTTAGCTTGAGATCTTGAAATTCCAGCCATATCTGCAACAGTTTGGTGAAAGTCTACTGAGTCATTTTTAAATTCTTTTACAATTCGATCTACGGATGGATCAAAACAAATAGGCTCCGTTGTTGCTGCATAATGTACAACAAGTCTTGGTTCTTGTTGTGAGTAATCAAAACAACCCCAAGTGTGATCTTTTTCTGGAATAAATAATCCTCTAATCATAGGACCTAAATCTTTATTTCTAGCTGGAATTTGCTGAAGATTTGGATTTGAATAACTAAATCTTCCTGTAACCGTTCCACCTTGATCTGATTTAATAGGATTAATATCAGCATGTATTCTTCCTCGATGTGAAAATTTTAAAATAGTATCAATAAATGTAGTATGAGCCTTGTTTATTTCTCTGGCTTTTGCTATTTTATTAACCAAAGGATGATGATGTTCTTGCAAAAAATTTTTAGTAAAGGAAGGCGCTTGTGATTTCGCAGTTCTTGAATATGGTAAAGAAAGTTTATCAAATACCTTTGCAATACTTCTTGCTGCCCATATTTCAGTTTCTATTCCTGTTTCTTTTTTTACTTCTAGCAATAACGCTTCTTCTTGTGAAACTAATTGTTGTTTCAATTCATGAGCTCTTTCAACGTCCACCCGAACGCCTTTAAATTTCATATCGACTAAACAAGGAAATAAATTTGTTTCTAAATCAAATATATTTTCTAAACTTTGTTTTTTAATTTCACGAGATAAAACTCTAAACAATTCTAAAGTAAGTTCAGCATCTTTCTCTGCGTATCCTCCAACATCCATAGCTGGAAGTTTATACATTTCAGATTTAGCATCTACACCAGCTGCTTCTGCTGCAGCTTTTAAACCTTTTTCGTCTTTAACTTCACCAAGATAATCATAAGCAACACTATTTAATGAATACCATAATCGATTTTCATCAATCAAAGATGTCATTAACATGGTATCTACAATGTGTCCGTTAATTTTTATTCCATAACTTTTTAACCAACACACATCATACATTGCATTGTGAAATATTTTTGTATTTTCTGCTTTACAAACTTCTGTAACCCACTTTAAAACTTTTGTTTTATCTAAATTACCTTCACGATGTCCTATTGGATAATAACCTGACCAACCCTCTACCGCTACAGCAACACCAATAATTTCTCCGCGTCCAACAACAGCGCCTGATCCTCTTGATTTTAAATCTGGATCCCTTGTTTCTAAGTCAATGGCCACATATGGATAACCGGATAAGTCAGGAAAATTTTCAGGACATATCCATTCTGTCTGCGCGTTAAACATAAAAACCCCAATATGCTAATAAACATAAACATGTAAATAAACCAATATCACCTATCATTGACTTCATGATTTCTACCTTTCAGTCTCTCTATTTCTAATTCACAATAATGAATTATTTTTTCTAAATCCTGTACGCCATTCTTTTTTTGATAACGCACAACATACTTAATTACATTTCCCTGAAAAAAATTCAAGTCATTACCCATAATAAAATGGTAAGGTTGAATTTTCATTTTATAATGTTCACCACCAATTTGATTCATTGATGGAAAGACTCGATCAAAGTCATTTTTATGTGTCATATATCTTCTCCTATATAGTATTGATATTCTGAACCTTGGTTCATAATATACAGTTTATTTTTAGCTCTTGTGATTCCTACAAAGAACAATCTGTGTTCTGTGTCTTTATTTACTTGAGCCGCATCGTAAATAATTCTTTCTAAATCGGTAAATAAAATAACATTGTCACATTCCTCACCTTTAACTGAATGTATAGTTGAAACTTTTATTCTTGCTTTTTTACTTAGATCCTCGCCGCTCGCTACGAGTTCCTGGATATATTGTTTCTGTATCTCATCCATTTTTAACACCGTCCAATCTCCAGATACATTGAGACCATGATTCATTCTTAATTCGTCCATGTCTATTGTGTCTACGTTGTCAAAAGATTGACTCTTAAATCCATGTTTAACTTCTGCTTTTGTTAAGTGTTCATAGAGTAAAGCCGCTTCTTCTCCGGATATACTTGCACCTTTATTCAAACGGTCCCAAATATTAATAGCTTCTAATAGTTCAGAAGGTAATAAGTCATTGATTTTACAGTCAAATCTGTAACCTGTTGTATGTAAATGCTCAACAATAGGTTTCATTTGTTCGTTGGTCCTTGTTAAAATCATCCAGTTACCTTTACTAAAATCTATGTCTGTAATATCTAAATGATCAATAATTTCTCCTTCAGCATCTCTAGGATTCCATTGTTTTTGTAATCTTTCATCTATGTTCATTAATACTGATACAGCTAATTGATGAACTGATCTTGGAACTCTTCTTGATTGAACTTGTGCATCAATAACACCTTTTAAATTGATGAACTCACTAGGACTTGCACCTTGAAATGAATAGATAGCTTGATCGTCGTCCCCTGCAATGTATGATCTTTTACACAGGGATTCGATGTAAAAAAACATTTTCCATTGCAGAGGATTCAGATCTTGTGCTTCATCAAGAAAAACTGCATCGAGGGATGGACACATATCTTTCTCAACAAACTTGGTTAACATATCTGAAAATTCAAACATGTTATAATCTCTTTTATAATCATTTAAATCTTGCTCAATTTGCAACAACAAATCATCACTAATAACGGTATCTAGTTCTAGTTCATAAGCAGCTTCCATAACATCTATTTGTTTTGCACGCGCATATTCTATAATTTTCATATATGAATTTTTGTATTCTCGATATCCTGATTCAGATTGATAATTTTCAAATGACATATCATCACAAACTCTTGAGTAATTTTTAAATGCATTCCAGTTTTTACCTTGAAGAAGTTGTGTATTTGTATCTATACCTAATGCACGTTTACCCATTGCATGCATGGTTGAAATGTATTCAAATTCAAATTGTGGATACTCATCTTGAATTCTTTTTCTTGCTTCTTTTGCTGCAGCATTACTAAATGAGATATAAGCAATTTTTTTCGGATCGGTTTTAAGATCTAATAATTCATATTTTAAATGCTTGTGAATTAACGTATGTGTTTTTCCTGTTCCAGGTGGTCCAGGTATGATTGTTCTCATTTCTCAAATTCTGCTTTCTTTTTTACATTTTTTCTAATGATTGTTTCTTCTAATTTAAGTCCTTCAATTTGCCAAACCTTTACACTTTCACCATTAATTTTTTTGGTTACGTTTTGCGCATTAAATAAACTTTGTATTAATCGAAGTGTCTTTTGATAGTTATATCTTTTATCTTGCCAAAGTTTGGTCCCGATTAAATATCTCCAAAAGTCTTTAAACTTAAACCAACTTTGTCCATTTTCTGAGAAGGCTCTACGTTTCAAAACGTCTTCAATTGTTTTTCCATTACGTTTTAAAAATTCCATTAAAGAATTTTGTAAAATAATATCTATTCTCATATCATCTGGAGCTTTTAAAGGTTCGTCCATTTCTTGAAAAAGTTTATTTAATTTCTTTTTCCACATCATTTTATTTGTCGATAACAATGTTTTATTGATAGTCACCATTGCTAGTTTAGAAAATTTATCTGGATCATGTAATGTATCATCATCACATTCAATCGTTTCACCATCTGCAGTTACAAAATAAATAGGTGGATCTGAATCTAGTTTTCTTATTCCTGTAATATCAATGTCTGGTGATCCTGATTTTCCAAATTTTCTAGTATAACATAATTTATCTTGGCAAAAATCACAGATCGGTTGATCACCACATTTATAATCATAATCTTTTTTCTGTAATGATTTAGCAACCATTATAACTTCTGTTGCTTTTATTGGTGGATTTACATATTTTTCTTTATTGTAGTCTTCCAACATATTTTCCCATTCTGCGGGATGCGCTTTCTTAAGATAAACTCCAATATTATATAAAAAATTATTTCTACCACCTTCCGATACACCGCCTTGTTTAGTTATGGTTTGCAAACATGGAGGACCATCTGGAAAATCGGTTTCTTCTTTTGTATTTGAATTTAAATTTAATCTTTGTAATCCTTCTTTTGAAAGCGCAACGTCATCATAATGATTACACCATTGTGCCATAGTCATCGGTTGGCCTTCATCATCAAATGCATAACGACTAGACCTGTCTCCGCCATGATAAGGCATGTTTAAAAAACTACCGACATCTCCTCTTTCTGCTTTAATTGTATTTTGTTTAGGAAATATTTCTACACCCGAATGACCAATAATAGATGCCATCGCAGTTAATTTATTTCTCATCAAGATCGCAGGCACAAATTCTGTTGTAAAACAAAATACATGTGCACCACCTGATTTTGATCTAAATACAGTTAATGGTAAACCCGCTTCTTTTATTTTTTTAATTAAACTTAAGTGATCAAAAGGATAGGTGTCAATATCAATGCATCCCCATTTACACTCATTGTCTTCGTTAATCGGAACAATTCCCAACGCAGGTTCGACCCCTTTAACGTGTTGCTCCCATAATAAATCTGTAACAGGTTTTTTAATTGTGTAAGACTTAACTTCATTTTTTCCATCGGATCTAACTTCATTTGTTATTTTAGTTTGTCCGTAAGCATTTTCAAGACCTTTAAATATTTCTTGTAATCTTTCTATCATATTCCCTCTCTGTATGTTGTTTTGGGCGGCACACTTGTACCGCCCAATTGTGGCAACTATTTGTTAGATTTCTCTAAACTTGTATGAAAGTCTTTTGCTCTTGCATACAAAGCCCCGTCCGTTACAGGACCAACTGATTGCACATTATATCCATACCACTGGTTACCTTTACCAGAGTTCAACACAGAGGTTAAATTATAAACAAATGCAAATGAAGCTGGTGTAAATGTACCTTCTCCATCTTTCATTGTTTGAGACATCTGAAGTGATAACCATTTTCTAGCTATCTTACCTTGAGATGAACTCATAGATATTAAAGCAGTATCAGCAGATCCATCCTCTCCTAAAATCAATACATAGTTTTGATGCACGGTTAAGATATAATTACCATTTTGTAATCTATCTTTCGCACCATCTTTTGTAGTTTTAGAAAGAATGTCTGAATCACCAGGATAAATTTGTTCTGGTCTACCTGATCCAGTACCAAATTCAGCCCACTCCTGATATTCCATTTTGTGATAACAAGGAATCACATTAATTCCTGTGTCACCATCATACAGTTTTTTAGTGACTGTATTTAAGAACATACCTGGTTCTGCACCTTCTACGTAATTTTGATTACGCTTCTGTGCTTCTCCAGATCCATTCTGTAATAGTTTTAAGATAGGTAAAGCAAGTTGTTCTTGTCTTACATTCTCAAAACCTTTCTCAGAATCTTCTCTAAATAAAATAGTCGAAGGCATCTGAGTTTTCTTTACTTGTACTTGTGCGCTCATATTTTAGCTCCTTTTTATATTTGTACGGTTACCCACGTAAGTTTTGAAATAGTCAGAAGGCATCTCGATTCCAGACTCGTGACACTCCCTGACTATCCCTTTCAAGGTCTGAGGATGTACGCCTACTTTCTGGACAGGTTCGTATCCTTGACCTTTCGCAAGGGTAGCATAAGCCATTGCCTTGTTGTCCTCGCCCGTGCCGAAGGTAACAGTGATGTCATTTTTAATAACAT